CTCTTACTCGTTGTATTCAAAGTCCTTAGACTTGTCAACCTCAAAAACTTAATAAGTTCGTAGGACAACTTTATATATCAGCATCTCTAAACCTGTTAGAACTAGCAGCACCAAAGCCTAATCTAGGCCTTACTTGGATATCTTCTGCATAGTTACTGACTGGTGAAAGAGGTCGATGTTCGTCGGCATCATCTGCCATAGCAAGAACATCTATTGAAAATCCCGCCACATCACTATCACATTATAGTGTTTGAGTCGGATTTCAACCTGGAATTCAGCAGGACCAACTACCTCAAAGACCAACTTGAAATTAGGTCTAATAGAGGAAACTGGTTTAATCTGCTTGGAATACAGGTCTTCTGGAATCATCTTTTTGATTCTCTCGCCACCCCAATTCTTGTCATTTGCGGTGTGAGCGAAACCATTGGGCTTCAAAGCAGCCATTCTCGCTGACATTGAACTCCCAACTTCAACAATACCTGCACGAATCGACGCCCCAGCAGCCGTCGCTCTAAAGGTCATCTGAATGTCAATCAGATCGACCTGGGAAAACTTCTCCAATTCACTCTTCAAAAATACACTCAAAACATCGTCAAATTTTATGGTCTTTTGTGGTTCCACCAAAGCTCCAACATAAACCCTAATACTTTCCTCATGAGAGGTAGGCAGTTTGGGCTCAACTGGAGCGATAGCGGTTTCAGATAAGTTATTTGTCTGCAAAAGGTCTGTCATAATTCACCACGCGGTCGTATAGTCCACATCTACGGTCAGATAGGACTGTATTTGTTGACGCACAGCAGTGATTTCATTAGAAAATAAATTAGTTTGTACATATGTAGTAGCATCATTGACCATTCTCTCCATTCCGGAATCACCCATGTCATTGAAAGCTTCAAAGGCTAGATCATCTTGCAGTTCTCCGTCCAGCCTCAGAATTTCCCAGTTCGGCTTGGTACTAATCCCCTCCCGTTTCAAATTGAACATGATTCGAGTCATAATTGCGTGAGCAGCTTGTTCGTCTTCGTCAAAGCACTCGGCGATCCAGTCGGCTTGTTTGTAATTGAAAGACCACAAAAGGAAATAGCCCAACACAGCTTCCTCCGCTTTGCCCATGGAAACTTTGGCTAAAAAGCGTTTCAGCAGAATTATTGGGTCTTTGAACAATCTCCCCTTCTTGACTATAAAGGAGCAGAATTCTCCCCGATCTGAATCAAAGCGTTTGTCCGTCGTAGGATCTTGACTTTGAACCTGCAGATACTCATCTGTGAGCGGACCGTACATTGCACGCATTGTGTCATCTCCTCCATTGGCCATTGGTAAGCCTGGAGGAAG